CATAATATAACTAAATCTACTTCTCCTTTCTGTTGCCATTTATATAAACGGGATAAATTAATCTTTTTTATAAGAAAATTAAGTAGTTTTATAAAAATTATTTAAAACCCTTAGAAAAACAGGGTAAAGAAATCGGGATCGAATTTGATTTTGGACATTTATTTTTGTCCATTTTTACTTTTATGAAAATAAAATTTACAAAGGGTCTCTGAATTTTTGGTTATGCAGTCAGATGCTTTAAATACCAAAATAATCATTGAAAAGTGTGTTGCATAAGAATTTAAATACTTTTATGCGCAATATTATTTGGCATTTTTTTGTTAGGCCCTTTTCCTAATAGAAAAACGCCCAAAATAATAATTGTATAAATATCATTTATAATGGTAATAAATATTTATAAATAAAATCAAAAACGTTAGCATTAGGAAAAGGGCCTAATTATTAGGAAAAGCGCCAATTAAATACTTTTATAAAAAATATGTAAACCCTTGAAGAAACCAAGTAATAAAGTCGGACCCATTTTTGATTTTGGACATTTATTTTTGTCCGTTTTTACTTTTATGAAAATAAAATTTATAAAGGGTCTCCGAATTTGTGATTATGCAGTTATATGCTTTAAATGCCAAAATAATCATTGAAAATGGTGCTGCATAAGAATTTAAATACTTTTATGCGAAATATGCCCGGCATTTTTTCTTTAGGCGAAATAAAAAATGCGGAAAATGCCAAAAAAAATAAATCTCAATATATTATATATTATCGTCACAATGGAACTCAACAAAAATCAACACTGTGACGTTCGGAAAAAATGCCTAATAAATCCTAATAAAAAAATGCCGGGTTCACCATACGAGTTCTGGTGCCAAAGCTGTAATTTTAATGCAACAAAAAATAGTAATTGGATAGCACATCTAGCTACAAAAAAACATAAGCGAAATGAAGCTGAACAAACAACACCAACAGATAAATTTATTTGTGACTGTGGAAAAGAATATAAGCACGCTTCTAGTTTGTGTAACCATCGCAAAAACTGTAATAAGCCATTGGAATCAACTAATAACACAACTTCTAATGATTTAATTATGGAAATGTTAAAGCAAAACAATAATGTTCAAAAACAGAATAAAGAACTACAAAATAAAATTATAGAAATATCTCAGAAACCCAATGTCACAAACAACATACAGAATGTCCAAAACGTACAAAATAATTTCAATCTAAATATGTTTCTCAATGAGCAATGCAAAGATGCTATTAGCATTACTGATTTTATAGATTCTTTAAGGCTAGAAGTATCTGACTTAGAAGCCACTGGAAAATTGGGTTATGTCTTAGGTATTTCACGTATATTTATTAATAAATTAAAGGAATTAGATGTCCACGAGCGTCCGCTTCATTGCACTGATATAAAAAGGGAAACTGTTTATATCAAAGATAAGGACGTTTGGGAGAAAGAAAGCAATGAAAAGAGTACTTTAAAGCAGGTAGTAAAGAAAATAGCTCGTAAGAATCTGCAACAATTACCTGCATGGCAAGAGCAAAATCCTGACTTTAAGACACTAGATACACCTGAAAACAATGAATATATGAAAATATCACTGAGTGCTCTTGGTTCTTATTCTAGAGAGGAAGAAGAGAAAGATATTGATAAAATTATGAAAAATGTTTTAAAAGAAGTTGTTATAGAAAAGGGAAAATAAACACTTAGTATACGGCTAATTTACCAATATGAACTATTTTTTCCCTAGCATTTACCATACGCATCGGCGTCCACCGTTTGAATTTATTATTAAACACACATTCCATCAATAAAACCTTCTCCATATGAACATATTTATCTATATTCATATTTTGAAAATCATCTTCATCATCACTCTCCTCAATATAATCCAGATTCTTATTCTCACGAATGTTCCTGAACAAGCCATTCATCATAACGCTTGTTTTATAATTCGGGATATATGCAATATTATAATAGATAGGTTGATTATCTTTCCCATATGCAAAAAGGTGGTAAATATCAAATTGTAAATCAGCCATTACTCTAAATACGGTAGGATATTTATATTGTGGTTTTGTAAAATCCATACGCAACTTCGTGTTGTCATGCATAAGCAATGGTAACACAGATTTCTTTGGCTCACTAGCACCAATCTTTTTATTAATATTGACATTCAAATAGGGCATAATTTCGCCACAACTTCTGTATTGAATATGATGAACTTGGTAATAAACTGAATCAGTAACCTCACTAGGAATACTAGTAGGATAGTCTTCCATAGACTCTTTTAATTCAACCTGCCATAACATTGGCAAGACAAAAACAGTATCTGTTGGTTTACGGAATTCTTGTTTGAGTTGTCCCATTAATTCTGCGATAAACGCAAGACGTTCAGTAAAACCACACTTCTTCATTGGGATTCCTTTGTAAAAAACAATATCTTCTAATACGAACCATTGCGTTTCAGTTGCACCCTCCTTCTCTTCTTTGCCCGAACCCTGTTCTTTGCCCAAGCTTTGCTCTTTGATCCACGTACCATAGACAATAGTTCCTAACGATAGACTCCTATCAAATCCTGTCTGAATAACAGTAGATTTTGTAATTTTCTTCTCTCTATTCAAATCCAACAAGTAACAAACATCATGGTCATTATGATAAGTAAACCATGCGAAACATTTCTTCCCTGTAGGTATAGCCATACAAATATCGTATTTTGGTGAAACTTTCTTATGTGAAATCGTTTCATAGGAAAGTTCAAACTCAGGAAAACGCTTCATAAGATGAGTAGTTTGATTTTGTGAAAGTTCCATGATAATGTATTAATTATGATGGACCGCTACTTATTAAACATGAGTTGCTTTTATATTTGTTTTACACCGATAAACATTTAAGTTCGCACACTTCTTGTGCGTCTTAATTGATTTATCGGAAACGTTGCATTTGAACACAATCCGCACAAAGTGCGGATTACAATGCTCAAATGTGTATAAATTATAAGACAAGCCTATTATAATAAGCCATTGTTTTATTCACATAGACCCAGTTATCTTTATTGGCTTCGTAGCATTCCTTGATGTAATGACCATCTGCATTGTACTTATCAGGAATCCATCGTATATCCTTGCATAAATTAAAATCTATTAAGAACATAGCAGTATCAATGTTAAATAGTTCTATATTGTTTCCTGGAAGGAAGGTTTTGTAAGGATAAACGTTTTTGGGTCTAGACTGGTCAAACGTATACATTTTACCCGATTCAATAGTATCCAATAACTCATATAATTCTGGGTGAATAATATTATCATCATCCAAGAAATAAAGATATGTGTCAAAACTTTCTATTAATTCTAGTGCAAAATTGCGTTGTGGATTTCCACTAATTCCTTCACCCCTGAATATATGCTCTTTAATTTTGTCATGTTTTTCAATTGTATTTGGTAAAGAAGCAATCTTTGTCCCATCATAAACTATTATCCACTCGTTTACGTAGTCAAAATCAATGCTTTCCTTTATTTTTATAAGATTTTCTGGACGTATGCATGGGGTAATAATAGTAAGTTTGTTATGTGGATTGTTTTGATTTTTATTGGATTTTTCCTTTCTCTCATTAGTGGATTTTATTATAGAAAAATCATCACAACTCTTATAAATAAGATGAAAATACTGTATTAATTCCTCTTCTGAATTGTCCTTTAAAAAATAACATTTCATCTTATCTAATTGTAAATAATCAAGCTCCCTACTTAGTTCCCCAATATCGTGTTTATTATCCAATAGTAAAAAGTCATTGGAACTGTCGCCGTACAGTTCTATAAGCATGTCTTTATTTTTACGGAAAGCATCTAAACCAATAATACAATACTGTTTTTTATGATTTACATTAATTATTTTATTGCAATATTTATATTCATAGTTTTTACGTTTCCATATTTGACTGCAATTACTGATATGTATTGGGTCTTCATAAGCATCCATACTTTTCATTTTATCATTAATATGATATTTCTCGTAACATTGAGGATACAAATGTTGTTTACATAAACGGTTTATTTCTCCATTTCTAATGAGTGAAAAATTATTGTTATTGTTATTCATATATTGAACGTAACCAAGTTTCGGTATTTTGGCAATCTTGGTATTGACAGCAGTCCTTAAAATAAGCTCATAATCATCAGAAACGGGCAAATGTTCAGAATAATTACCCATGTCTATCAATGTACTTTTTCGCCATATTCTGGGATGATTCGGAATAGCTACAATATGGCTGAGAGAAACATTATTAATGTTTGGACTTATGGCCACGTTTACCCATTGGTTATTATGTTTCTGGCAATAATAGCCGCTGTATCCTAGGCCGAAAAAGTCACCATAACTGAAATTCGCACCGTTTTCATAGATATTTACAAAGTCCATATAGACAAAACCTATATCGGTATCGTTATCAAATACATTAGCTGCATCTAATAAACAATCTGGTAAAATCTCGTCGTCATGGTCCATTTCAATAACATATTCACCACGGCATAACATGACAGCCTCATTTTTAACATTTCCTATACTGCCACTGTTTTCACAACGATTATATAATCGTATTCGTTTATCATTTTTGAATATAGTTTTGAGAAAGTTAAAATGGTCGTCTTCGGGAGAATCATCTAAAATAACCCATTCCCAATCCTTCAAAGTCTGTTCTTTTATACTATTATAAGCACGAAAAATCTTATCATATGAGTTATAACAAGTAGTAAATAATGAGAATATTGGCCGAGTAAGTGTTGCGTCACATGTTATAATGTTCATGTAACATGTATTTAAAACCTGATTTAATGTATTTATATCTGGGATATCATTAAAATGTATCCATCTCTTTCTCATGCGTTGTGGTAAAATAGCATCTATTACTGGTGCATATTCTTTGTCACTTGGACCAAATGTAATTAACAAATGATTATTTGAATCAAACATTTTGTTTAAGTCATTAGAATCATTCGTAATTGTAACAGAGAAATTCATCTTGTCTTTGTTTTGGTCAATAAATCCGTCAATCCTTGAATGATTATCATATCTAAACAATAGTGTAATAGGATATTTCATATATAATCTAGTAAACAATATATTAAATCATTTTTAACGAGATTCTGATAGTTCATTTTCCATAAAACTGGTTAAAATGTTATCCATGGATTCTAATTCAATGGTAGTTTTTGCCATAGATATTCTTGAGTCATTGTTTTCTTGCAATTCACTAATAATTTGTTTGTATTTACTAACTTGAGTATTTACTAAATCTTTTGTTTTTTTAGTACTATAAGTATCTTTTAAATATATCCAAATAGAATGACAAATATAAATGATAAATATAAATACAATTATTTGAATACACAATCCCAAAATAGTAGTATACATGATATAGAAAAATGAAAGATTAGTATTTTTGCGATTCAACGTACAAAATGTTTTAAAAAATTGAATTAAAAACATAGATGTAATTCTATGTATACAAACCATGGCGCCTATTACTATTCTAATTGTTGACAAGTCTGGAACTATTAAGGAAACTACCATTAAAACATACGATGAATCGGAGCTATATAAAAAGGCAGGATTTAAAACACCTGAAGGATTTAAGTGTTATGCGGAGTGGAATATTGAGGATGTAAATGATAAAAATTACTCTGTCTCTGTGTTCGGAAAGACTAGCGGTAAGGCAAACCAAGAAAATAAGTATGATTTCCCACCACCGATTGATACTACACTGTTCTTTGGCAATTGTATTATTGTAAACAAAAATGAGGATGAGGCAGTTAGCATTACTGAGGATGAATGGGAGTCAGTATATGATTACCTGTTTGGTGGTTTTGAGGATATAGGAGATGAGGATAGTGATGAAGATAGTGAAGATGAAGAGGATGATGGACTACCAAGAACCAAGGATGGCTATGTAAAAGATGATTTTGTTGTAGATGATGATGAGGAAGAAGATGATGAAGATGAGGAGGAAGAAGAGGAAGAGGAGGAAGCAGATGATGATGATGAGGAGGTTTATACGAAGAAGGCAAAAGTTATAAAGAAACCAAAGGCTGCTGATAAAAAGAAGGGAAAAACTACTGATAAAAAGACCAAGAAGGCACCTGCTAATGTATTTACTAGTATTGCAGAGCCAGAAAACTATCTAGATTGCACTAGCGAATTGAGCGAGGAGGAATATGTTTAGAAAATAATATATTTATAATATATAATGTCTAGTAGTAGAAAAAGTCATTCTAGTAGTAGAACAAGGCATTGGATAATACCCGAATCAAGCGATGTTGATACTTTTTTAAAAGAAAAGTATGATAAAATAAAAGTAGGAGATAAGATTACTAATGCAGCAGAACAACAAAAAGACCTAGTAGAGTATAGAGTAATTATGGGAGAAAATGAACGAAAAACAGTAGAAGAAACATACAGTTATGGTGGTAAAAGAAAAAGTAAGAAATCAAAAACAAGAAAGAATAGAAAAACAAGAAGAAAGTAAATGAATAATTATTTCTCTTTCAAAATAATATAAAATTTTTATTTTTTATACTATTAATAACATGGACGACGATATAACCCTAGTAACCGCTTTTCTAGATATTGGTAGAGATAACTGGCCGAATCAAGATTTTAAACGCACAACTGAATTCTACATTGATTCTTTCTTGAATTATTTGAATTATCCATACAAGATGATATGTTATATTGATGAAAAGTATATTGATAAAGTTATCAGTGCATACGAAAAAAGTCCCCATAAGAACAAGATGTTTATCCCAATAACTAGACAATGGTTAGATGAGAATATTCATGCATGGACAAATATAGAAAAGGATCGGCAGATATTAAATCACCCTGAATTTAAAAAGTTTTTAACAAAGCGATTAGATGTTATGTATCCAAATGGTATACCAGAAACTGGCGTTCGTGAGCATATGTGCCCTGAAAATATATATCCAGAATATAATGTGATTAACCATTCTAAGATAGATTTTATAGTTCACGCTATTAAAAACAAACATATTAATACGTATTTTACTGCTTGGACTGATTTTGGTTATTTCAGTACTTATCATAAAGATGGTAGTCCGTTACCAATTCATACAATAGATACTGACAAATTAGACATGAATAAAATAACAATATGCTTACGTCGCCAAATTATGGAGCAAGATAAAGATATAATGTTTACATTATTATATGCGTATGAGCTATTTATTGGAGCCTTTTATGCTGGACCAACACATATTATGGAATATTTTCAAACTCTTTATCATAGTTGTGTAAATGAGATGTATAGTCGTGGTGTATCGGATGATGACCAACATGTTTATATACGGTGTCATATGAAGAATCCACATGTTTTTAACTTATCCATATATGGTGGAGATTGGCCAAAAGCGCTTACTGTTTTTCAGAAAGATCCAATTCAACCTTCAGAAACACATTTTATGTAAAAAGATATTAAAACCAGTATATTTTATAATATAATGAATAAGATAGATAAGATTTATTATATTAACTTAGATAGAAGACCAGATAGAAACACACATTTTTTAAATCAATGTAGACAACATAATTTACCTTTCTCAAAGATACAAAGATTTCAAGCGATAGATGGATTAACTTACAATTTTACAGAAGATATATACAAAATGTTTGTTAATTGCGATTATTTTAGAACCCTGGATTTTTATCGTAAAAACAACATGCAAGAGAAATATTATAAGATTGCCGAAGAATTAACAAGAAAAATTATGGGAAACCAATTAAGTCATTTTAAGATAATAAATGATATAGTTATCAATAATTACGAATACGGTATTGTATTCCAGGATGATGCTAAGTTGAATAATAATTTCGTGGAATATATAGATAATCTTATTGAGAATTTACCTGAAGATACAGAATTAATGAATATTGGAGCTAATATGCTGGCGGATGGGTCTCATGTTATCCCTTGGGATTTTGAGAAAGATAGTGAGGAAACAATTATTATAGAAAATATAAACGACTACGTTGGTCGTTTAGATAAGGACATGAATCCATGTTCATTGGCATATATAGTAACAAGAAAGGGTGCGAGGAATCTAGTTGAGTATTTTAATACAGTGGGATTTTTGAAAGCAACCGATTTTAATTTTAATCATTATTTAATGAGTAAAAACATATTTTATAGTTGTCGCAAGATTATGGCGACTACAGAATTTCAAGGTAGCGATGTATTTGAACTATGTAATGTCCCCATTTAAGACAGGGAAAAAATTGATTGATATTAAAATATAAAGATAATATCAATAAAATAAGCATCATGCATAAGATTTCAAATCCCGAAGCTTTTCGCAAAAACGTAGTTGACAAGATTGGCGAAGTATTGGAAGATGAGAAGAATAGTATTAATCTAGAAAAAGGTGTATTTAATTATGCGATTAAGGAGGCAAACAGTAGAAAAATTATTAAGAAGTGGGAGAATCCATATTTCGCGCAAATCTATATTGATCGTTTGAGAAGTATCTATGTAAACTTGAAAAACCCAGAGCTTCTTGCCATCGTAAAGAGTGGTGAACTAGCTCCTCAGACTTTGGCATTCATGACGCATCAAGAAATGGACCATGAGCATTGGCGTAGTAGAATTGAACGTAAGATGACGAGAGATGCTAGCAAATTTACAACAAATGTTCAGGCATCTACAGATATGTTTACTTGCAGGAAGTGCAAGTCAAAACGCTCAAGTTATTTTGAAATGCAGACGAGGAGTGCAGACGAACCTGCAACAATTTTTATAACTTGTCTAGATTGCGGAAAACAAACAAAAAGGTAGTTAAAATATATTAAAGCAGGGAACCAATGAACCTTCGGAAACCCTGCTTTCGCTTAGCGACCCCTCCTTTTTACAAAGTTAGTTAAGTTAAGGAGGGGGTAAGGGGGAACTATTAGTTCCCTCTTCATCCAGTAACATAAGGGCCATTGCTGCATAATTATGTAAATCAATCAAAGTATCACGAATACCTTCATCATTAATCAAATTCACACCATTTTTTGTTATTGACATAGAGCGCTGAATTTTATCTTCAATTCGCATTAATACACCAATTACCCCATATTTTGCGAAAGCATCACCATAGTCAATGTTTTTTCTAGTAAATAGAGCTAGTCCCTCATCTTGAACTTTTTTCATTTGTTCTATGCGATTCATTGTAATAAATAATATAATCCAAAACGTTTATATTATTTCTCTATTATGCATAATTTACGGAGTGATGTATAGGGATTTCAGAAAAATCTAAACTTACCATAACAGTATCGTTATCTTTTTTAGATACCCAAAATACATAATTATCATCTGTCATAGTAAAACCAATACAAAATTCTACACCATAATGTTGAAAACAGAAGGGGTCTGAATAACTAATGGGTTTCAAAGTATTTTTATCTAATACGACTAATATATGATAATATTGTCGTGGACAAGTTTCCTCGCAGAAATGAACAACACCAATCCTGTAGCTTTCGTCATAATCAATAAAAATAGTAGACCCGCGAATTCTGTGAAAATCTGGGGATTTTATATAGTGTGATTCAACTATTTCAAGTACATTCGTCTCCTGGTTAATTTTACCGATTTGAAATGGCGACCACGTATAAATAAAAATTTCTTCACCATCTTTAATAATAGGCACCCAGTTTTTCTCACAAAGTGTCTTTGTAGGAGGCTGTATTATTTTACTGTTTACATAACAATGGTTTGTAATATCATATTCACCAACTATCATGCGGTTTGCTCTATTCCCAACATAATTTACATTTGTAGCTATGAATTTAATTATGCCGTTATATGAATATAACCTTATGTCTTCTAATCCAACAGAATATGAATCATTGTGCTGAAGACATATATTAGTTTCGTCCATTTCATCATACCCATATGGTAATAAGTTATCATTTAAAATAGAAACTATGTTTTTTGAAATAATCGTATCTTTTTCATGATTGATTAAATAACCTCCACTTGATCCGTAAGAATAATTAACAAATCTAGTATTTAAAATGTGTTTACTATCATGATAAAGATAAGCAGTATTAGATGGAAAAAATTTTTCAATAATGGGGTAATCATATGCAGTTTTTTGAAGTTTATCATTTAACATTAAAGCATAATACTTAGTTGGTATTTTAAAGATACTATCATTGTGGTCTCCGTAATACCAATCTGGTTTCCAATCTGTATTAGCTTCTAACCATGCCCAAAAATTAAAATCCCAAACCAATTTTTTATGATTTTTAATAAATGTCTCAAACATAGACTTGTAAATACCATAGAATTTAGAAATGGATTGAGTATCTCCTAAAAATAGTGGCCCAGAAAATCGCCAATATACTGCATTAAATACAACGTCTGCCTTGTTTTTCTCTAATTTATTCCAACATCCTGGTAATACAAAAATATTTGATTGAAACTTCCGTGTAGATAATATATGCATAAATTCACCGATGTTGTCACTGTTATTAAATATAAAATCTGCTGAAATATCTATCCATGAAAAATGAGTTGAATTCCAAGGGTTTTCTTCAATTGCGTGGTTTACTAATTCTAATACAGAATGCCGCATAAGAATATATTCCTCAGTATCTTTCTCTATATTTCTAATATCTGGTAAAGAGTATTCTAGTTGTTGACATGTTTTATACACGAACGTGTCTTCTAAATTATATGGTTTCATTAGTTTAACATTTGGATACGCTTTGTTTTTTATAATCTCAGCAAGAGAATTATATTTTGTATAAAAACAAATAGGAATGCCTGATTTAGCTATAGTTTCAAAATTATTTATTGCTTTCTCATTATCTTTATTTATAAATGTAATAACTAATGATAATTGTGGCATTATATTATTATTAGCAATTATATTTTTTACATATAATAAACTAAAAAAACATCTACAATATTACATATATTGATTTCTATGGATAACTTTGTAAATTCATTTTGTATAATTATAGCATCTCATTTATCTAATACAAAACGTATCAATTATTTAATAGAATGTTTAGAATCTCTTCTGAAACAAAGTATCCCTATTTCTATTTATTTATCTATATCTTTTCAAAAACAGGAAATTAAAGATGAATTCTTTAATAACCAAATTCTTTCTGAATTATGTAATAAAATAAATCTGCGAATTCAAGAAAGCAAAACACCTCAGATGCGACATATTTATTTATTATATCCAGAGTTAATGAAAAAATACAAATGGGTAATGTTTTGTGATGACGACGATACGTATGAAACTAACCGTGTTGAAAGGGTAGTACAAAATATTTACTCTGGCGACCAGCAATGCAAACAAATGAATAAAACTCTGGCTGGACTATATGAAAGCACATTTGGAAAGGACCATAGAGAGCATCGCCACGAATATTGGTGTTATTGTGTGAATATAGAAATGATAGGAAAGTTCTATGAGAGATTGGTGGACTATCAAGATATCGTAGATAATAAATGCTGTGATGTATTATTCGCAGAATATTTACGTAGGTCATCTCCGGACCATTTATATTGTCAATTAAAGGAGAATTTGTATAATTATCGGGTAGAGGAAAATAGTGATAGCATAACAGGTTATATTAAAGGTAATCAACAACGATATACAAGATTTAATCAACAACCAGGTATTACAGATATAAAATTCGCTGATTATGTGGTGGATTGGAATGAATGTCTGTATGAAAACATGGAGGTTTATCTACATGATATTTTCTTGAGAACAATAGTTGGTTGTGAATTGGATTATATTTTACGAGCAGAATTTAGGTCAGATTCAGAGCTATTTGGATTTGTGGATAGTTGTCATTTAGAGAAAATAAAGTCTAATCATGAATATTGGCGGGGGATTTGTAATAAGTTGTTTGATATACCTTTTGAATAGTTGTATCCGAAATGAGTTTTATTATTTAAATTAAAATATTAAAATAATAAAATGAATGTTATTTTTGGTGTTTATAATGGATATAATAGTGTTAAAACAGATAAGGGTGGTTTATATTATTTTGCCAAAAGCCTGCGAAAACATAACCAGGAATGCAAAGTAATTATAATATGTGAGAAAGAGAAACTATTCGCTGAACTAGAAGAATTCTGCAATGAGCATAATTTTTATATATATACCGATTTCAATTTAAAATATGATATGATGTTTTATCGTTTTGAAATATATTATGATATAATATCAAAATGGTTTATTCACGACATAAATAAAATAATGTTTAGTGACTTAGATGATGTCATCTTTCAGGGCGACCCATTTTCTATTGAATTTGATGAACAAATATATTGTGCGGCAGAGAAAAATATAATCACAGAAAACGACAATATGAGCTCAAATTTAAACAGATATTGGATTAACGAATCATTTACTGTGGCTAATTATTATACTGATAATTTTGAAAACCAACCAGTGTTATGTGCCGGTACTATTCTGGGTAAATATTGGGGAATTCTAGATTATTTAAAGTTTTATGTGGATATTCAAAGTAAAAGACCGGTAGAAAAAGGCGTAAACGACCAAGGATTATATAATATTTATATTTATAATTACACTAATGCGGATTTTAGAAAGATATTACCATATAATGAGTCTCAAATTCTAACATTAGATAGAGTTGCTTTTGAAAACTTGAATATTCAGGATAATAAAATATTAAATAACAATGGTGAATTATATGTTATTTTGCACCAAACTAATAGGTGCAATTTAGACTTTATGAAAAGTTTGGTTGACAATTAAAAAATTGATTACTTTCTCAAAACATTAAGTAATTTAAAAAATGTCACACATCAAGATTTATGCACCGATAAGAAAAAGAATGATTCTGGTTTTTGATGTAGAAACCACGGGTCTTTTGCCTAAGAAAATTAGAGCAAAAAAAGGGGAACAAACTAGCGGACAAGTCAGTGAACCTGAAATTCCAATTGAATCATATCCTTATATTATTCAATTGAGCTTTGTATTATATGATATTATTGAGTCTAGAGCAGTTTATACTTACGATTCGTATATTAAGTTACCTGAACACATTGAGATTTCTGAAAAAGTAACAGAGCTCACTGGAATCAATAAACAACTTTGCAATGAGAAAGGAAAAAGCATTATTGAAGTTCTAGACAGGTTTTATGATGCGTATATGCTAGCGGAGGTTATTGTAGCTCATAACATTGAGTTTGACGAGAAGATGATTTCAATAGAATTACAGAGGAATCGTGAAGTGATTCTTGCTAGGATTCCTTATTGTTTTACAATATTCAGTAAGATTTATGAGAAATTAAAGGGAGTTCAAAGATATTGCACAATGAAGAACGGAACAGAATTGTGTGCGATTACAGTGGATTCAAGGACAACAAAAAAATGGCCAAGGCTTTCTGAACTTCATAAAAAATTGTTTGATGAAGTTCCAGATGGACTACATAACTCTATGGTAGATGTAAATGCTTGTTTAAAATGTTATTTGAAGATGCGCCATGGTATTAATTAATTGTTAATAAATAATAGAAATAAATGTAATTAATAAAAACCTTTTTAATCAAAATGGTAAAGAATGGTCCGTGAAAGCTCCGCAGGTCGGTTTCCTTTATGCACTGCACATTTCACAAATCTCTTCTTCCTCTTCATAAATATTTCCACTAATATCCTTTTTTTCTGGCTCAATCGTAAACTGTTGCGCCTGGTACCTCGCTCTACGTCTCAAATAATAAATCCCCGTCTTCAGACCCTTTTGCCATGCATAGAAATGCATAGACGTAAGATTACTATAATTAGGGTCCTCCAACCACAAGTTCAAACTCTGACTTTGACAGATAAATGCACCACGGTCAGCAGCCATATCAATCAAAGTTCGCATAGGAATCTCCCACACAGTCTTGTATTTATCACGAATATGCTGAGGAATAACATCAATATGTTGCACTGAACCATGGTTAGCAATAATGTTATTCTTTATTTTCTCATTCCAAAGGTCCAACTTGATAAGGTCATTCATCAAATACTTATTGGCCAAAATAAACTCACCCGCCAGAGTACGACGGTTATAAATATTAGATGTTATAGGTTCAATGCATTCATTGTAACCAAGAATCTGGGAAGTAGATGCAGTGGGCATAGGAGCCAAAAGAAGAGAATTACGGAGACCGACTTGTTGTACCTTTTGCTTGAGTGTGTTCCAATCATAACGCTGTTCAGATGAGCTAGGGTCAATTGCCCATAGGTCAAATTGGAGTTGACCCTTTGATGCAGGAGAGCCAGCGAAGGTTTCATAGGGTCCTTCAATTCCAGCTAGTTCACAAGAACTCTCTACGGCAGCATGATAAATCGTCTCAAAGATACGCTTGTTAATAAGTTTTGCTTCGTCACTCGTGAAAGCAATATTCATAAGCATAAAGACATCCGCCAATCCCTGAACACCAACACCAATTGGTCTGTGACGCATATTACTACGTCTAGTCTTTTCAGTAGGATAATAATTCACATCAATCACCTTATTGAGATTATATGTTACAACCTTGGTAACTTGATGGAGTTTTTCATAATCAATAAAAGGTGAATCAGGATTTGTTGTGTTTACGAAAGCAGGAAGAGCTAAACTTGCCAAATTACACACTGCGCTCTCATCCTTGTCAGAATACTCAATGATTTCACTGCAAAGGTTGGATGATTTAATCGTGCCAACATTCTGTTGATTGGACTTCTTATTCGCAGCATCCTTGTAACACAAATAAGGTGTACCTGTCTCCATCTGTGCATCCATGACTTGGAACCATAGCTCACGTGCCTTTACTGACCGCCTACCTTTACCGCTGGTTTCGTACTTGATATAAAGCTCCTTAAAATCATCTCCGTAAACATCTGCTAAGCCAGGGCATTCGTCAGGACACATTAGAGTCCATTGTCCATCAGCCTTAACACGTTCCATAAACAAATCGGGAATCCAAAGAGCATAAAACAGGTCTCTAGCCTTGAGGTCCTCATCACCATGATTCTTACGCATCTGAAGGAAGTTCTCAATATCCGCATGCCAAGGCTCCAAATAAATAGCAAACGAGCCATTACGCTTTCCGCCTCCTTGGTCAACATATTTCGCAGTGTTATTGAAGACCTTTAGCATAGGTACAATACCATTAGACGAGCCATTTGTTCCACGAATATGACTACCCGATGCACGAATGTTATGAATATGCAGCCCAATTCCACCAGCCCACTTAGAAATAAGAGCGCAATCCTTCAATGTATTGTAAATACCCTCAATACTATCATTCTCCATAGCTAGCAAGAAGCAAGAGCTAAGCTGAGGGTGAGGAGTACCGGCATTGAACAATGTAGGAGTAGCATGAGTAAAGTACTTTTGAGACATTAAATCGTATGTTTCCTTAACACGGACCAAGTCTTGTCCATGAATACCAATAGACACACGAAGCCACATATGTTGAGGACGTTCTACAGATACCTTGTTTACCTTCATCAAATAAGCACGCTCCAATGTCTTTAGTCCGAAATAATCAATCAAATAATCACGCTCATAATCAATCATGGCTTCTAGTTCTAGAGGATATGCCAAAACTATATCATACAGTTCTTGAGAAACAAGAGGCGAATGCTTGTCGTGCTTATCTTGGTAAGAATAAAGTTGAGTCATAGCATTTACAAAGGAATCTGTTGTGTTTCGGTGATGGTTAGAAACAGTGATTCTACCAGCTAGGACATTGTAGTCTGGGTGAATAGATGCCATGGAAGCACACTGCTCAGCAGAAAGCTCATCAATCTTGGTGGTGGAAATTCCATCATAAAGTTGGTCAATAACCTTCATAACGAGGGTAGTGTAGTTTATTTTAATATCGGCCTCTTTTCCGAAGTGGGCTTCTTTTCCCAGTTTTTTAATACGATTTAGAATTTTATCAAAAGAAACGATTTCACGGTTGCCATTACGCTTGGTAACATACATTTCGTCGTCCATTTTTTGGGTCGGGGGGCTAGACATTGGTTATATATTGGTATATAGTTAATTCTATAAATCAATTTTTTAGATTAATAAAATATAAAAATATATTTTGTTATATTATAATGTCATCAGGAGCTAAAGACGATGGTATTATTGATCTTAAAAATTATCAGCCATACATAAATCAATACGCAATTCTTATTAATTTTTATAGAGAAGATAGGATACATTTAGTTGAAAACCATCACAAAATTATATTACCTTCAACAGATTTTAAAGAAAAAGAACGTGACATAAAAGCCAAAATTAATAGCATTATTGAATCAGGATTAAACATAGATTCAATAAAAAAAATAATAACAACAATAGAACCTGGTGTTAATCCTAATTTATCTAAATATATGGCAAAAACGTGTGGAGAGGGGGCTGCCCGTAAAATTGGTTCTGAAGATAACACGCCATATTTGGTATATTTTTTAAATATTAGATATGGACCAAGTAACGATAAATTAATAGTTAATGAAGTAATAAAATCTCTTTATGAAAAAAATGATATTAATGGATTAATTGACTGTTTAAAACTTTTAATAATGTATGGTGCTAACTTTAACGAATGTGACGGCCCAGAAATAAATTTTACTGAAGAGTATAATAAAACGTTACAAAATCAAAAACATGATGTTAGCAAATTGATAGTTAAGTATACAGGCACCTATTTAGAAAAAAATCCAGAAAATCATGGCGATAACGTTTTATTGTGTTTTTTAAGATTAGTTAATAAAAAACCCGGAAATGATGCTAAAATACTAGAAATTTATAAATTATTTTTAGATAATTGTGTTGATTGTAAGTTTGTAAATTGGATTTCTGGAGAATATCCACTTTCAATTGCGAAAGGAGTTATTTTTAAAGAGTTAATAGAAAAACTACAGGATGGTCTGAATGTATATAATACACGATTAGGTAATAAACAAACAAGTGACATTATTGTTGATAATAAACCTTACATAGATATGATTCTAAAACGGTTTGAAGATAATGATAATAAAGCCAATGATAAAAAAATAAATGACAACTCTTTCCATTTATGGTGCTCTAATTTTATGAATCAAATATCTTTATCGTTACGTAGAAAATATATACAGCCGTTTTTAGAAGCACAATCCGAAACAAGCGCTAGTGGAATATTAAAAAGCGATTTAAGAAAACAAGAAATTGATGACAATACAGGTGACTTTATGAATGCATCTACCAAATATAATGTTATGGATGGGTTTCTTGATGTAGACGTTAGACCAATAATAGATAAATATGGTGATATTTTAGAACATATTAATGAAGCTGCTGTAAAAGGAGAACGTCTTAAATTTGTTCAAGCATTTAATAATGCAAACGAATTAGGAATGTCCGAATATTTTGATAATGAAATAACTAAACATGCGCCTACAAAACCGACAGGCGATTGGAGAGAAATTTTTGAATTGGTGAACATTAAACTAAACCTTTCTAAAGGTAATTTTTTTGGAACAAAAGATAACCCTAATGTGGTAGAAACTCAAGTACTAACACCTCCCCCGACTAAAGAAACTCTTGAACAAGATATGCGAGACGGTTTTGTTATATTTAATGAAGAACGTAAGGCAAGACTTAAAGATACATATGGTGAAATTTCTACATTAAATGAATGGGCTAAAATGGGTGACAGACGAAAGCCGTATATTGAAAAAGCAAAGGCAAAAAAAACGCCCACTGGGTTATTTGCAAATATTAAAAAAACTTTTCAAGGCGCAAAAACAAAATTTGTAGATTTGGCATCGTTTTTGGATATAGCACTTAATAGTGATACTTATTCAAAAGACTATGAAAAATCAATCTTTGGTGGTTCAGCTAAGATTAAAAAGAATAATCATAAAAAAACAAAGAAAATGTCTGGTGGTCTCCCACAAAAGCAAAGACAAGGATTCTTTTCTTCAACACAGGTTGAAGTTGACCCTTTATATGAAATTAAAGGACATTGGAAAACAGTTGGTCAACCAGAAATTATCGCACACATTATAAATGCATTTAATTTGAGTGCACGAGGAGAATATGTCGCATCAATAGCATATGCTTTGAGTTACATAGAACTTCTTAGACTTATTGATACTATTGTAAAAGAAAAAGGCCTTGTTAATGATGTTTTAAGTAAAGAAACATTTAATAAAGTAACTATTATAACAGCAACTATTCTAACTGCTTCAAGAAATGTAATTGATGGTTTGACTATTGGTTTTGACGCAGGTATACCAACAGAACGAGAAAATACAGGAGAACAATTAGGAAAAGGAGGTGGACAATATGGTGGTCAAGTGACACCCGACGACATAAAAAAGATTCTAAACGACACGTTTAATAGTCAATTATCTGATAATGACCGTAAAAATGCGGAAAAATCAAAAGAACTTTTTAGTAAGTATTTTGAAGAGTTAATTAAAGGAGATAAGATTAAAAAGGCTTTTGAAGCTGCAACAAAGAAGCCTGCCACTAAAGAAGAAAATGATGCAATAATATTAACTAAGGCCGAGAGTTTATTTAAAACTGAAAAAAAAGCATTGTTAAATAAAGATAAAAAAAAATATACAGAAGAACAAATCGTATCGGCTGTCAACAGCCTATGGGAAAAAGCAGTTGGTAATACTAAGAAAAAATACATTGATATGGCATTAGGTATTGAGTCCGAGGAACAAAAAAAGAATGCAAAAGAATCAGAGGAAAAGAATAAAAAAGAATGGGATGAAGCAATCGGGGCACTCTTAGTTGATACAAGCGCTGGAACTGCTACTGCTTTAGACAACGCATTTCGTAGTATGTTAACTAACACTCAAATTGCAATTGAAATTGCAGACGATATGGAAGAAATATTTAGTCAAGAAACAATATTAGATTTTGTAGATTTGCAAGGTAAGTCGGGGATGGTTAAATTTTTGTCAATTATTGGAGATTGTGTAAATGATAAAGATCATCAAAAAGCATATAATAATTTAAGTGATGCAGTTTTCCCTACGTATGTCATGGATTGGCAAAGTGGACAACATAATACAAAAGTTATAGATGCCTACGATAATACAACAATATATAGTTATATATATGTTAAAGTAAGTGATGAAAATACTAAACTGTCATTGCTTCTACCTTGTCCATACAGACCAATAGATTTTATTTATAAAATTAGAACAAAAATGTTGACATTTAATTGGGGTGGTGATAAATATTTTGAAGATTTTGAATTTATGTTTGGATATATTGATGCCGATGTATTGTTTGATAAATTATGGGAGCTTAAAGTGATTAACAGTGAACTATTGGAAATTTCAAATAGTGATCTTAGTGACGAATTAAAAAATACTGAAGATAGTAAATATAAAACATTTAATACACGCCCCATTTTAAGCAAAATTTTTGGAACCAAACCATACTATACAAATGTTTTTATTGATGAAATATTTGCAAAGGATAAAGAGAACGAATACAAAATAGCATGTAAAGAAAAATTAAGAACATTATTTTTAAAGGCCGTTAAAACCAGTTATACACTAACTCAATTGTACACAATACCAGAAAATCGCAAATTTGTACAGGCAAAATTTGATGAATTACTGCAAAATAAAGATTCAGAAACCGCAAAACCTTTTTTTAGTTCACCTAAATTTTCACCTTTAGCAGATAGAGATTACAATACAGATAGTATTGCTTACGAAAATGATTTAAGAGATTTGTCAATTCAAAATACATATTGGATAACTTATAAAGCCTTCTCTGAAATTGGATATTATAGAAATGGGACGACTATTGCAGCATCAGGTATTGTAACTGCTATAATCTTTTATATCTTATATAGTTTTAATATTATCTCAACAATTTTTCGGTGGATCGCAATGCCCTTTATTGCTATAGGAAAATGGGCAGATAGCATCATCCCTTTTAGTACATGGATTTCCAAATTCTTTTTTGGTAAATCCGCAGAAGGATTGGTCAGAGATACTATTTCTGTTGAAAAAGAATTAGCCATTTTTGAAGCAATAGGTTTTGGAACCAGTGCTGCGTCTCAACAGGTCTTTTTAGAAGGGTTTAAAATAACACCAGAGGAAAATAACGTGTTTGACCATAGAAAGGACGAGTTCGAATTGTACGGTTATTATGATCGTGCGCTGAACAGACGGTGGGATGTCGGCTACAGCAATGATAACATCAACTTGGATAATCTGAAAAAAATGATAAAAGAAATTCCAACTAATAAGGTTGAAGATGTATTCAATAAACTGATTGAGAAAGCCGAAAATGCATTAAAAATTCCGATGGTTGTAAAAGGGTCCATTATTTTAGATGACCCGAGTATCCCAATTAGAAAGGATGCGATAGAGAAAATTATTAAATTTTATAAGGATGGAAAAGGATATGCTCTTGCACAAAGTAAAGCAGTCAAAGCTTTTGGGGTAGCATTTTCCGATGCTAAAGCTGCACAAGATTATGCTGAAAGAGTGCGTAATTACCTGAAATGGGGATCGGCTATACTTGTGGTTGGCGCTGTTGTTACCGTATCATTAACTGGTGTTGGTGCGATAGGGGTTATCATGGCTACTGCTGCCTCCGCAACACCTGTTGCTGTAACAGGTGGAGCTGCTTTAGCGGCTTCTGTAGCAACAACATGTTATTCCGCATTATTGAGTACAATACTTACTTTATCAGCATCGTGGATGATGATTATCGGTGTTATTATTATCTGGTTAAATACATACATTTATGGTATTATGAAAATACAATCTAAGTATTGTTCAAGAATAGACCGAAAGTATAGTAGTGTTTATTTAAAAAAAAAATATACACCATGGTCAGCTTTTACTGGGTTTTTGAAATTTATTGGAAGATTTATCATACAAAAAGGAATTGGGCAATTGAGAATGTGCTGGAGCGTCGGTCTAGCAACAGTTCAGGCTAGCACATGCGTTTGGGCAACGAGACATCAATTATTTGCCGGTTTAAAAAGTGATACCGAAACAAATACAGACGATGTTAAACTAGTAAAAAATAAACGCCGTGGTAGAAAACCAGCCGCCAATGTAGCGAGACAAAAAGAGTCTATAGCTATGTTGGGCGATGCGTTGACGTTTATAACATCAGCGGTAAAACCAAAGTCGGTGGAGAAAAAAGGTGGGAAAAAAGGTGGGAAAAAAATATCAAAGAGACGCCGGCTATTAAAAAGAAATAAGTTAACAAAACGTTTGAAGAAACATTAAAAATCTGATAACAAACAATAGTTTATTATCAAACAATTACTCCAACTTCACCAAACAAATAGAGTTTTGTAAAGGCATATTATTAATAACATAAGAGTTAGAGAGATCAGTGTTCATAGACACAGATACCTTCTTTTTTACCATACGATGTTCATAGCCTTCAATACGCTCCCGTTCAATAATTCTCCAAAGCTCTTCTATTTTCGGCACCGCACTTTGAAACCAAAACCGATTACGCTGTATTAATACGCAAGAATATTCCGCTAAATACCAATAAAGTGTATTGAATAAAACTAGGTTTTGGGAACGGCACTCGTCACGAACACTCTTTATCCATTCATCAATTGTCTCCTTATCCAATGAAACATCAACAGGCATATATTTATAAATCGGCATAGAATTTACTTTCAAATCTCGCTCAATAAAATGTAAAATTACCCCACGATAATCTCTCTCTACGTCTTGGTAAAACGCATCCACAGTAGAATACTCTAAAAATCGGGTCTCCATAAAATCGCATTCATCTAAATCACACACCTCCATTTGTATTTGTGTTTGAACCCAATATTCCTCCTTTGGAATACCAGTAATATCACGATTTACAATGTTTTTGATTTCCAACATACGACCATATAGTTGATTTGTAGAGTCAACATTTATACCGTCTGGCGAAGCACCAATAAAAGGGTATTTCGGATGCTGAATACAACCAAATTCACCAACCCGACTATTAAACATATGCTCATAAATCATTACAGTAACAGGCTCATATTTATTACCCCAATGCATAGGAGTATCAACACTAAATCTAGTAAAATCATTCGTATTCACTGGTTGACATTTCTCAACAATAAGACTATTTCGTTGGGCTTCTGAACCGAATACTTTCCACAGATTACTAGCACTAATAAGTCCATAACGGAAATCATACCATTCTTTGGTCTTTTGGACAGGTTGTGGAATGCTTTGTAAATGTATAATTTTCTGATTGATAATTTGAAAATTGCTAAAAGTTTCTAGGTCATTAGAATATCCTCTTGCTCGTTTGGGAATCTTGGAAAAGTCTAAATAATAATCTACTTGTTGCTCGACAAACTCAACTATTTCATGATAATCATCATCTGTCTCTTCACATAATTCTAATGCTAACCAATTCTCAAAAACAGAACCAGATACGTAGTCTATCATATTTTTATAAAAATTAGGAGATGATATAGAAATGATTTCATTTGTCATATACATCTCTATTTGCTCCAAAACATCGGTAGTTATATCGCAGATTTCATCTTCGGATAAATTCTCTATTAAACCTTGGTGGATTGATTCAATAGATTCTGTATCACATTCGCTAGACGGCAAATAATCTGATTCCATTGATTTATATATATTACTACTTTGTATCTATGCTTTTTATTTATAACAATAAATAAAAATCAGTTTTTTATAAATTTTCAATATCTTGCGTATTCTTTTCGGTTATGCGTTTAGGTGTTAATGATTTTAGTGTAGAAACACGTTTGGAATCGGTTATTCTAAGAGTATAACTGCGAGATACCTGATTAAAATGCAGTGCTGGTATGGCATTAATTTCTTTAGAAGCCTTATCATAAACAACGTCCTTGGTTTTTTGCAGTTTATTACCATCTAAACAGCTAACAAAAAAAACCTTTAATGATTTTATGTCCTTTATGGGAAGACTATTATCTTTACCATATTTTTCTGCATACTGATGTAACTTTTGTATTTTAACAGTTTTATCTAGTTTATTCCATTGTTCATTCTTGTTGTGTTGTTTTTCCATTTCTAACATTTGGTCTATTGCATTTGAATCATCTTCGGAAGTAGACACAGCAATAGAGTTAATAATATTTTTATACTTGTTATTATTATCGTTTAAAACAGGCTTTAGGACTTCATCGTTAACAATCTTTTGCTCAAACATATATTGTTATGTCTTTAATTAAATATAGAGTTTTATATTTATCTACTTTTTTAAAATAATAAAATTTGCGTATTAATTAGATAATAAATTAAAATGTCATATTATTTTATAACGGTGCATGTCAACATTTAATAATGTATTTCCAGTTTGTGTACAATTATCATTAGATGCTGGTTTAGCAAGCATTAGTACACCTATTAATGGAAATTTTACATGGAATGCGCCTTTTACATATTCATCATCACCCACATATATTCAAAATGATCTTACAACTACATATCAGTATACAATTAATGATATAAAAGTTGGAAGTTGGATATCAACAACTGGTGGTATTGCATGGAGGATTTATAATAAGAGGTTAAATCAAGACGGTACCTGTACTTTTTATTTGGAAGATGTAGATAATTATTGTTTAAATGTAGATAATACGGGTAATTATGGCGTACCGGCTAGTTTTGCACTTTTCATTGCATTTGAGGTAAATGAAGAAGGTCAACCAATGATATTTCCAATAGATGGGTTTGATGGGTCTCTAGCAAAATTACCAGTAGACATGATTACTAGATTTTCATTTTTTAATGTCTTTAAACAAGATTTGCCTATTTTCCAAGTAAATCATGGTTTGAAAGTTGGTGATCCAATTTGGTTAGATCCAACTGATGGTAAATACAAAAAAGTTAACAATACCAATGCTAAATATATTATAGGTATAGTTAGTTGCGTTTCATTAGATACAGATGTAAACGGTAACACCATTACAATAAACAATTTTAATTTTAAAGTTTATGGTACTTATTATTATGACGTTCAAAAAAATTTTCCTGGATTAGATTTTTCAAGTTATACAAAGGGACAATTAATATATTTATCAACAGACGGAACAAATAATTATACAATAATTGTACCTAGCGGGGTAGCGGTACCTACATGGGTTTATTTGGGATTAGAACAAACATCGGGAACCCAAAGCGCAATATTATTTACTGGGAGTGGCGCATCAGTTGGTGGGGGTAATAGTCAAAGTGGCCCTCAAGGTCCAATTGGTATTCAGGGTATTCAGGGTATTCAGGGTATTCAAGGTGTTCAAGGTGTTCAAGGTATTCAAGGTATTGATGGATTAAAAGGAACGACAGGTTACACAGGTCCAACTGGTCCGGGAGCAAATCAAGAGTTAAATACATTCAGTGATGTTTCATTCAATAGTATAACCGTTACTGATGCAGTAAATATTGGAGGAACCGTTACTATTTCAAAAGACCTAACAATAACAGGTCGTTTAAATGTAGCCCAATATACACAATCAAATATTATTTACACAAACGTTACAAATTATTCACTTATAGTAAGTGAAGACTTATCATTGAATGGTAGATTAAATGTAATGTTTGATACTAATCTTGGCTCGCGTTTATTTACAAACGAGGACGCATCATTTAATGGAAATATGTTTATTCTAGGGAAAGCAATTTATCAAGGTGACGTTTCTATGAATTCACGTGTTTTCGTAAACGGTGATGTTTCTATGAATAGTCGTTTGTTTGTTGGAAGCGATGTGTCTATGGGCAATAACTTAAATGTTACAAATAATCTCATAGTCGGTGGAAAATTAAACGTAACCGGGTCTACTAGTCAAGTGGGTGATTTTTTATTGGGTGGAAGACTTTTTGCGATTAACGACTCCTCATTAAACGCAAATTTATATGTGCTTGGACGAACCATCCAGCAAGGTGATGTTTCTATGAACAGTCGGTTGTTTATTAATGGTGATGTTTCAATGAATTCTCGTTTGTTTGTAAGTAGTGATGTTTCTATGAATGCTCGTTTATTCGTTTCTAATGATGTTTCA